AACCTTGCTGTAATCAGGCTTATCTAAACAGGCCAACAACTCATCGTGTCCGGTATACCGCATTGCCGTTTCTTCCGTCGCGTAGTCGCCCATGCCGTTACTATCAAGCAGATTGCAAACAACAAAACACCCACATAAATTAGCCTCTGCCGCAACATTGTGAAATCCTTCCAGTTCTGTTGGTGAAAACCACATATCACATCTATTGTAAAATGCTCTTAATTGCTTGTTACTGTAACCAGATTTAATGTCAATAAATTGTCCGCGCTCATCACGACACACACCTTCTATCATTTCACTCTGCTTTGTTTTGTGACGCTTGTAAACCATTCCCCCGGTATAATACGGATACGTCCGGCTCCTCTGGTTGTCGTTTCCCCATTCATCCAAATCAAGCCCGGAAAAACATAACTCAGAAGGAATACTGTACTCCGCAAATCTATTTACAAGCCATGAAGAATTACAGATTATTTTACCGCCCATTGCTACGAATAGTTCTGTCTGTTTAATTAACCATTCTTCGCCGTGTATCCACGTTTCCCATCCGCGACAATACCAATATGTTTTATTACATAATTTTATTGTGCATCTTAAAGGTAGCTCCCATGCACTCACTAATATTTCTACGTCCGTATAATTGAAATAATCATCCTGTTTTAATAATTTTATCTCTATTTTATGCCAATTATATTTATTAACTTCAGCCCAGATAGTAACATCATGCCCTAATTTCTGCAATGTCTCCGCGCAGCGGATTATAGTTTTTGACCCGCCGTTAGTTCCTAGACCACATACAGAAGCGTTAAAAAGAATATTCATTCTATTTTCACCTTTTTGTGAAGCTCGATACCAACTTCTATCGACTGAATTATTTCTTGGTGCGGACACCAATCTAATCCATCCTTACAAAATCTAATTATTGAATCTGTAGTTTTTTTCTCGCTCATGTTTTTATAACCGCACATGTATGTTTTAAATGTTGGCAAATCTATCATATTAACACATTCAGCTTTAGCAAATTGTTTAATACTACATTTACAATAATAATTCATTTAATCACCTCAAATAAAATAGGGAGCAGGGGAAGGAGTCCGCAAAGACTTTCCCCACGACATTTTTGTAATATCGTTGCTCCATACATATAAAAGATAAATGCTCATTAGCGGACTCTTTTAAAAGTTTTATAATACTAATATAATATAAAAATTAATCAAATGCTATTTTTTATTCTGTTCCTGTCTTTTCTTCTGGTTTTCCAAAATCACCATTAACAGTTTTTTTGACAAGTTCTCCGATCTGAGCATCCATCATTTCCTCTTCTGTACCGGCCTCGTCAATCTCCTGCGTGACAGTTTTTTGCACATCAATATCCCCGGTAATATCACCGATTACGTTCTTAAACATTTCCTTTTCCATCGTTGGTGACATACGCCCAATTGATGCATTCTGAGCCGCCTTGATTTCCTCAAACTTCTGCTGCACGCTGCGAAGATCAAAATCCTTGTCTATTTCGTAAATGGCATCATTTTCTACATGAAGTATTTTCGCCACTTTATTGGCTCCCTGTCAACCACTTTCGCAAAACCTGATTCCTGCACCATTTCCCCAGTAGTTCCCTTCTTTGCAACGCTCTTTAAATCGCGCTCATTATCCGCAGCCTCCTGTGCATAGAACATTGCCCATTGCATCATGCGATCAACCTCCAGTTGCTTAATGAGATATTCCGGTTTAATTTCACCAGCATAAGTAAACATTCCGTTCTTATCTTGCCTCTTTGCTTCCGTTTCTCCGTCTTTATCCGTTGTAAAATTAGCTGCCGTAATCGCATCCTCTGGCATAAGCAACAAAGACCCGCCGTGCTTATAAAGTTCATGTACCCCGCAATTCAATAGATTATTTTGCGTCATTATGTAATTGCTTGTCTGTTCCATAGCCGCGTTTCCGACAACATCTCCGGGTCTGGTTAAAAATGTCGCCTGCCAGACCACTGGTACAATACCCCAATTATGAGTAAATGACAGGTCTGTATTTATGTACCCTCTGTCATCGCGGACAATCAGTTCCGTTTTTGTCCACAGAAATTGATAATTTTTATTATCTGGCGCTTTTTCCTCGAATGGATTAAGCCATGTGTCTTGATACAGTTTTTTGTACCCGAACCATAGAAATTCCCCATCCGCGTCAAGATACCAATTTAAAACATCCTGCGGCCTGACGTTACTCAGATACGGTAATAGACCATTACGCTCATCTTTGCGACTTAATGGCGTTATAGGGGGCTTATCTATCACCGTTATGGTATTACCGTATGCCCGTAGCCCTATGGCGACGTAATCTCTGATATATGTTGTTAAGTCAACTGCGCTGCTTCCAAGCGTAACATTATCAGAGAAGTTTTTTAATAGTGATTTTTCAGAACCGAACTCGTTTTTGATTGATTGCCCGAACACAGAATTTACCGGAGCCGAAATAAGGTCACGCGCCCTGTTTATAAAAGTTTCAAGAAAATATTCTTTTCTCGCTTTAAATGCCGGAAAACCCTCATTTGGAAACTGACGGGCATAATCAATCAACACTTCCTCGTTGTGATCGAGTAATCCCTCTATCTGATTCCATTTTTTCTCTTTTTTTTCAAGCTACGGATTTTTCGGTATGGGTAATAACATATACACCTTCTTTACTTATAATATTAATGGTTGTCGGTCTTCCTCATCCTCTTCATCTTTCTCTATTTCCGTTTTAACAGGCCAATATTTCTCACATAGATATGATGCTGCTTTAGATATATGATTTCTCATTTTATCGGTATCGTCAATTGCGCTTGTACCTTCCTTATATGTCAACTTTTCAAAGTCGTTTTGTAATTCTTTTAATCCAATATCATTGGGATTAAATCTGAACCTCTTATTACATAATATACTATTTAATGCGCGAATTGCCTTATGTTCTAGTGGATTTTTACTTCTTTTTTTTATATAGAGGTTTTTTCTTGCCGCCGCCATTGCTGTCTTGATGATTGCTAAATCAGTTCTATACCCATCAGAATTAATTTCTTGTGAAGATTGACGGGCTATAGATGACTGACAAGGAGTAAGGAAAAATGTGTTTGAATCAATATGCTCTGCAATTATCCGGTCAATAAGTGTTTTTGTATTAGAATCCCTGAGATAATATCCCTTAAAAGCATGATATTCTTGCTTTCCTTCGATTACCCGAACATGTCCCAGAATGGCGGTCATCGGATTTACATTAAAATCAAATGCCATCACTACTGGCAAATGTTTATCGTAGTGAATTGATGTGTCTAAATTGCCGGCAGGATAATAATCAGGAATATATCCATAATAAACGCGACCGCCAATGCTTTCAAACGAACCCTCATACTCAATACTGTATGTTTGCGGGTCAGTCTCTTCTTTTATCGCTTTTATTTCCTCCGGTCTTAAAACATCCTCAGACCACCAAGTATAAAAACACCATTCCCCATTTTCACCATATGCTCCATCATAAGATACCGTTGACGGGATTGTTCCCCCACACGCAAACTGAGCCATTTTGCGGTGATTAAAAAATCCTGGCTTGTATGGGTCGGGAACGCCGTCAATGATTGCACTACCTCCTGTATCTGCGAGCACAGGACGGATATTCTGTGCCCACGCCTCTGGTTTAAGGTCTGCAAACTCCGCAAGATGACACCCATTCCACGATTTTGTACGTCCCTCTATTCTTTCAGGGGAGTCGAGTCCGATAACGTGTATCTCAGAACCATTTACCAGCTTTACATACAATTCAGAGTCACTTTTGTATGTTCGCCATTCCCGCGTCATCAATTTTAAATCATCCCAGAAAATTGACTTTGCCTGGTGATATGTCGGAGCGCCATGAAACCAAATCGTATCTTTATGTCTCATTGCCCTACGGAATATTTTCCTTTTGGCAATTAAAGTCTTGCGGGATCGCCTGGCGGCCGCAACTACCTGGAATCTGTGAGTATCATCCTCCAGATACTTTATTTGGAGCGGTGTCAGGTCTTGGAGCAATGGTACATGTATCAGCGGTTCCGAGAGCCTGTTCAAAATTTCTACATCTTTGATCAATTGATTCTGTCGATTCGTTTAGGTTCACTGTTTGCTGTGCGCGTCCATGAGCGCGGTCAAGCATGCGGTCGATTATGTCAAAGCCAAACTTATTATCTAGCATTGCACGCCCGACAATGCGAACAATCATAGGTTGCATTTTGTCGTTTACGGTATCAATTATTTTATCCTGATTGAGCGATAAAAGGAACTCATACGCCTCGATAACCATGCCAGGCTTTACCGCTTCGTACCCTTCCTTTTTAAGTTGCGCGATAAGTCCAGAGAGCACTTTCGGCGGTCGCCCTTTAGGATTAGTGACCTCTCCTTTCTCAAAGCGGTTCATTTTTCCACCGTGTGCTTGAGGTATTTGTTTCATCCTTTATTTACCCTTTATAGTTTATAAACTATCTAATCTATATAATACTCTATTTATTGATGATTGTCAATAGAGTGTTCGATTTCTTTGAATATTCCTATATCGTTCTTAAAGTTTTTGTTTGGTATGTCAAATTTTTGCAATGCTTGATTCATCTGCTTTAATCTTTGCCACAACTCCGGGTAGTGCTTGCATAGAATAGTTAAATCCTTTTTGCCCTGCAAAGGACAGCACCAGCATGATACACGTTTAAAATGGTTATAAAGCCCACCCCAGTCAA